ACCCCAAATTTTTTTGTGCGACTAAATAAAAATTAATGTATGGTATAAACACATGGATGACACATTTCTAAAAACAATAATCTTCATTATGAAAGACAAAACCACTAAGAAACCGATTGTGATTACACACTTTCAAGGTTTTAGAGATGAGGAAGAAGCTAACGACTTCTCAGAGTTTTTAAAAACTCAGTTTGTTTTACCTAGCGATTATCCTGACTCAAACACTACAATTCATTAGGGGGGTTTTGTTTTAAAATGAAACAAATTGTAATTCCTTACAAACCAAGAGAAATTCAAAATTTTTTGCACAAAAAATGCGATATGAACCGATTTAATGTTGTAATCGTTCACAGAAGGGGAGGTAAAACAGTTTTCGCCATAAACCACTTAATCAAAGCTGCTTTGACGAACACAAAACCATATCCAAGATATGCCTTTATTTCGCCATATAGATTACAAGGTAAATCAACTGCATGGGATTATCTCAAACAATTTTCCTCTGCCATACCAGGAACAAAATTCAATGAGTCGGAACTGAGAGTAGATTTTTCGGTAAACAATAGCAGAATACAAATTATTGGCGGTGAGAACTCTAGTGCTATTAGAGGTCAGTATTTTGATGGAATAGTGTGCGATGAAACTCAGAACCTTTCGCCAGACCTCTTTGACACCATCTTAAGACCATGCTTATCCGACAGAAAAGGTTTCGCAATTTTCATAGGCACACCGATGGGAAGAAACTGGTTCTTTGAATTACATGAGAAAGCTAAAACAAATAAAGATTGGTTTACCAAAGTGTTCAAAGCCTCAGAAACAAAAATCATAGCTCAGGAAGAATTAGATGCTGCAAAAGAAACGATGTCGGCAGAAAGTTATGCTCAAGAATTTGAATGCTCATTCCAAGCTGGAATATCAGGTTCTTATTTCGGCAAGGCTATAGAGGAGTTAGAGCAAAAAGATAGAATCACAGATTTCGACATTGAGCCTGACCTGGAGGTAGAAACATGGTGGGATTTAGGAATGAACGATAGCACTGTTATAACCTTTGCTCAACGACATGGTGATGAGGTTCGGATTATTGATTGTTATGAAAACTCAGGTGAAGGATTAGAGCATTACCTGAATGTAATAGATGAAAAAAATTATACCTATTCTAAGCATATAGCTCCCCATGATATTAGAGTTAGAGAAATAGGTACGAATAAGTCTAGGTGGGAAACAGCTAAGGAAATGGGGTTAGAGTTTGACATCGCACCTAAACTTAGTGTAGAAGATGGTATTGAGCAAGTTAGACGAATGTTGCCGAAGTGTTACTTTCATAAAAGTAATTGCAAAAAGTTAATTGAGGCATTAAAATCGTACTGCAAACGATGGGATGAAAAAAATAATTGTTTTAGAAACAAACCCTTACACAACTGGGCATCACACTTTTGCGACTCTGTTCGATATGGTGCAATCGTAGAACCTGTTGAAAGATCCGACTGGTCTAAACCGATAAGAGTAGATACGAATTATATAGTTTAATATGGCAAAAAAAATCATAGAATTATCAGATCCTAAATTACGAAGTTTACTTTCAAATCAAATTGAAAATGCGTTAGGTTACTTGGGAGGTAATCTTTCTCAATCAAGAAGAAAATCTTTAGAATATTATTTAGGCGACAAACTTGGAACTGAAATAGATGGTAGATCACAAGTAGTATCAACCGATGTTGCTGACACTGTTGAAAGTTTGTTACCAAATTTATTAAGAGTATTTACTGCATCCGAAAAAGTAGTTCGTTGCGAACCTGTAACAGGCGAAGATGTACCTCTTGCCGAACAAGCAACTGCTTATCTCAATCATGTTTTCTACAAAGACAACAATGGTTTCCAATTACTTTATAATTTTTTCAAAGACGCACTAATTGAAAAAAATGGTTTCTTAAAAATTTATTATGACGAAAGCGAAAAGGTTGAACATGAAACTTATAAAAATTTAACCAAAGCTGAAAAGGATGCCTTAGAAGATACCTACAATGAAATAGAAGTTTTAGAAGAAGAAGTTTATGAAGATGAAAAAGCTAAAGATGCTTATGAAAAATTATTAGAACAATACGAAGCTCAAGGAGTAGATGTTTCGCAAGTAGAGAAACCAGATTTTAATTTATATAATTGTAAAATTAAAAGAACTTCAATGAATGGCAAAATCAAAATCGAATCTGTGCCACCTGAAGAATTCTTGATAGACCGAAACGCAAAATCAATCGAAGACGCAGACTTTGTTTCGCACAAAGTTTTAATGTCAAGATCAGACTTAGTAGCGATGGGTTATGATGAAGAAGAAGTTAATAACCTACCAACATCAGAAGAAGATATTTACAACACAGAAGAAATTACAAGACAAAGAAATATTGATGAGTTTCCTGTTGATAGTGCAACAGATAAATCTACAGAAAAAGTTTTAATCTATGAGTCTTATGTTCGTTATGATTACGATGAAGATGGTATTGCGGAACTTAGAAGAATTGTATCAGCAGGTGATAGTGGTTCTATGATTTTAGAAAATATGCCTTGTGATGATATTCCATTTGTAACTGTAACACCAATTCCTATGCCACATAGATTTTATGGTAGATCAATTTCAGAATTAGTTGAAGACATACAATTAATGAAATCAACTGTAATGCGTCAAGTGTTGGATAATATGTATCTAACAAATAATAACAGAGTAGCGATCATGGATGGTATGGTTAATATGGATGACTTATTAACAACTAGACCTGGTGGTGTAGTTAGAACTAAACAACCACCGAACCAAGTGATGCAGCCATTACAAGCTCAACCAATTTCACAACAAGCCTTTCCTTTATTAACATATCTTGATAGTGTTAGGGAGGTGAGAACTGGAGTTACTAAACAAAGTCAAGGTTTAGATCCAGACACTCTCAATGCTAAAACCGCAACAGGTGTAAATGCGTTAATGACGCAAACTCAAATGCGATCAGAATTGATTGCAAGAATCTTTGCCGAAACTGGTGTTAAAGATTTATTTAAAAAAATATTTGAACTGATGGTAAAATATCAGGACAAAGAAAGAATTGTAATGATAAACAATCAGTATGTTCCTGTAAAACCTACTGAGTGGAAAGATAGATTTAATATTTCAATCGTTGTTGGCTTAGGTACAGGTTCAAAAGAGCAACAATTAATAGTTTTAAACTCAATTTTAGAAAGACAACTTCAAGCATTCCAATTACAAGGCGGAAAAGAGATGCCAATGGTAACTTTGAAGAATATGTATAACACTTTATCTAAAATTATTGAGAATGCAGGTCTAAAAAACATCGAAAGCTATTTTGTAAACCCTGATGTTGGTAAACAAATGATGCCTCCACCTGCTCCACCACCTCTAACACCGATTGAGAAGATAGAATTTACAAGAATTGATGCTGAGAATAAGAGAAAAATTGCAGATTTAGAATTACAAGCTCAAGAACTGCAACAAAAAACTCAACAAATGGCTTTAGACTTTGAAGCGAAGATAAAAGAGATGGCATTAAAATATAATACTCAGTTAGATACTGCAAAAATTAAAGCTGATGCAGATTTAGACAAGATGATGATGGCAGGAGAAAACAAAATTCTTGAACAAGCCACAAAATCAACTAATATGTTCAGTCAACAAGTACAAGGATTAAATGGAAACCAAAGATCAGGCGGAGAGGTCGCTGGAAGTCAGCCGATCCCACCAAGCCAAGCAGGTACTAGAGAATAAAATTTTTGTAGAGGCAATAGAATCTCTAAAAAAACTTTATTCTGAGGCACTGTTAGAAAAAACAGGTGCTAAAGAGAGTGATACCAGAGAAAAACTTTGGATTGCTTACAATGTTGTTGGAAAAGTTGAACAACATCTTCAAACTGTAATTGAAACAGGTAAACTTGCTCAAAAACAGTTAGAAGATTTTAGAAAACAACAACAAAACACAAAATTTTAACTATATAGTTAAAATAAGCCAAGTCTAAATGACAGCTTAACCATAGGAGGACTTAAATGTCTAACACAAACCCATTACTGAATAATGATTCAGTACAAGGTGCTGCAAAGTCTATTGAAGGTTTAATGGACACCAAAGGTGTTATCAAAAAACCACAAAAAGAAGCTGCACCAGTTGAACCAAAAGAAGAAGTAGAAGCGAAAGCAGAAACAGAAACTGAGGTTGAACAACAAGCTGAAACTCAACAAGAGGAAACTCAAGAAGTTGCAGTAGAAGAAGAAGCATCTGAAGATTCAAATGCGATTGAAGAACAAGAAACCGATCTACACCAAGTAATAGTAAATGGTGAAAAGATTGATGTTGACCTTGAAGAATTAAAAGCAGGTTATCAAAAAGATGCCGACTATAGACGAAAGACCGAAGAACTAGCGATTGAGAAAAGAGAGCTAAGAGCTGAGGAGGATCGTCTGAATAAACAGTATTCAACAAAGATGGAAGATTTAAATTCTTTAGTCGCTACTTTGAATGCTGAAATTAACAATGATATGAATTCTAAAGAGTTAGATGCTCTTTGGGAGGAAGATCCAACTGAAGCTGCTAAGGTTGATCGTAGAATTCAGAAACGAAAAAATACGATACAACAAGCACAGCAAAAACTGAGAGATCATCAACAAGCTCAGTTTCAGGAAATACTAAGAGAAGAACAAAAAAAACTTCACTTAAAACATCCTGAGATTGCTGATCCTATAAAGGGTACTACAGTGAAATCGAATATTATGAACTACTTAAGTTCTAAGGGATTTTCAAATGAAGATGTCGCTAGAATTTATGACTCAAGATATTTCGATGTGATTATGGATGGTATGAACTATAATAAATCTAAATCAGTTAAACCTGGTTTAGTTTCTAAAAAAGTTAAACCAACTAAGTTTGTTAAGTCAGGCATTAAAAGTACAAAAGAAGAATTAAACTCTAAGTCTAGGTTGAATCAAATCAAGACGTTGAAGAAGTCTGGTAATCCAAAAGATGCAACAGACCTTCTACTTCGTTATTTATAAACAATAACCTAACAAGGAGATAAACAATGGCTGTATTTCAAACATACCAAACAGTCGGCATAAGAGAAGATTTGGCAGATATTATTTATTCAATAGCTCCAACAGAAACTCCTTTTATGTCTGGTGTTGCTAAGACACAAGCAACAAACACATCACACCAATGGCAAACAGATTCATTAGCTGACGTTGCTGCTAATGCTGCTGTTGAGGGTGCAAGTATTTCGTACCCAACATTGAGTGCAACAACTAAACTAACAAACCACACTCAGATTTCTACAAAAGCGATCCAAGTATCAGGTACAAATGATGCTGTAACATCTGCTGGTAGAAACAATGAGTTAGCTTACCAAGTAGCAAAATCTGCGAAAGAATTAAAAAGAGATATGGAAACTGCTCTTTTATCAAACGTAGCTGCTGCGGCTGGTAATGCTACAACTGCAAGAAAATCTGGTGGAGTTCAAACTTGGATTTCATCAAATGTTGATGCAGGTGCTGGTGGATCAGGTTCAGGTGGCGGTGCTGCAAGAACTGATGGTACTCAAAGAGCTTTCACTGAAGATCAGTTGAAAACTGTATTGAGATCATGCTTCGATGCTGGTGGAAACCCAAACATGATTATGGTTGGTGCTTTCAACAAACAGAAGCTATCTGGCTTTACTGGTGGTTCAACTAGATTTGACCAAGCAGAAGACAGAAGATTAGTTACTTCTATTGACGTATATGAGTCAGACTTTGGAACATTACAAGTTGCTCCAAACAGATTCATCAGAGGTGCTAACTCAACTGCTGCTAAAAAAGGTCAAGATGCGTTAGTATTAGAGATGGACTACTTCGCTGTTGCTTTCTTAAGAGATTTTGCTCTACAAACACCAGCTCAGACTGCTGACGCAGATCAGAGATTTATGGTTGCAGAGTACACTCTTGAGTCAAGAAACGAAGCTGCAAGTGGTGCTGTTTACGATCTAACTACATCATAATAAATAGTTTTGGTGGGGGAGTAATCCCCCATCATTTTAATTAACAATTTTGTTTGGTCTTTGAAGATTTAAAGTCGGAACGAAGCAAATAAAAAGGATAAAAAATGAGAACATTAAACGATTACTTTATAACTGCTGAGATTGAAGATATATCTACAGCTTCATCAACTTTTGTTGCAGTACCTGATGGTGGTAAAATAATTAAAATTATTACTGCTTTACAAGGAGCTATCTCTGGAGGCAATGCTGCAATAAGTTTTGAAATAGGTGGCACTGCTGTAACTGGTGGTGGCATAACTGTTGCTCACTCTGGCTCTGCTGCTGGTACTGTAGATTCTGCTGAACCTACTGCTTTGAACAGAGTAGAAGAAGATGGAACTATCGAAATGATTACTGATGGTGGTTCTACTGGAGCTAAAAAATTACTTGTGACATTTGTTATAAGAAGATAATAAACACTTGAGGGGATCTTGCCTAGCGGTATTTCCCCTCTACCTAATAGGAGAAAAATATGAGTTATAACTATGCGTTAAGACCTGGAACTACTCAGAAACTTAATACTAATAATTCTTCAACAGCTTCTGCTGCATTTGGTTCACAAACTGAATACATAAGAGTGGTTGGAGATGCTAATTGTCACTTTGTTTTAGGTGCTTCACCTACAGCAAGTGCAACATCAGCTTTACTACCATCTGGTGAAATAGAAATATTCAAAGTTTCACCTGGAGAAAAAATTGCAGTATTTCATGGTTCATCTACAAATGTATATGTCACTGAAATGAGTGCTTAGTGGCTAGACAAAAGTTTGTTCATTTTGTTCCAAGACCAAAGCCTAGAAAAAGACCTGGCAAACACAAAAAATCTCAGAACAAAAATGAGAAACGACAAAAGAAACAAAAAAGATATAAAGGTCAAGGCAGATGAAAAAAGACATAACAATTGATGGATTACAAAAAACCACATATCTCAAAGATGAGATGGATGGCAAAATTGTTACTAAAGAAGAAGTTAATATAAATCCACATATTGAACACAATAAAAGATTATATAATCTTAATGATGGCTATTCTAAATCAAGAGATATGAAAAGAGTGGCTAGTATTCCAACTTTAGCTTTATCTGTCTGGGCGAATGAGTATAATGGAACTAATAATTGGTTCGGTCTTCCAAAAGAAGTACAAAAACAAATATTAAAAAAAAAATTAAATTCAAATGAATTTAGATATTTTAAAACCGCAGAAGGTAATTTATAATGGCACTAAGTAGTTATTCAGCACTAAAAACATCTATCGCAAACTGGCTAAACAGATCAGACTTAACATCAGAAATAGCTGATGACTTTATCGTATTAACAGAAGCAGATTTAAACTCAAAACTTAGAATTAGAAAGATGATTACATCTACTTCTATTACTATTGATTCAGAAACAGAATCTATACCTGCTGATTTTTTACAAGTAAGAGATTTTTTTATTACTGAAGGTGGTACAAAGTATGCTTTGAAATATATTACTCCAGCTCAAATGGATCAAATCAAAGGTAGTTCTACATCTGGAATGCCATCAACTTATACTATACTAGGAGATAATTTTAGATTTGCACCAACTCCTGCTGCTGCATACACAGGAACATTAAATTATTATGCTAAGTTTGCAGCTCTATCAGATTCAAATACATCAAATTATATTTTAACACATCACCCAGCTATTTATTTATATGGTTCGTTATATCATGCTGCTAATTTTTTAGGTGGTATAGAACCTGCAAGACTTCAACAATGGCAAGGAATGTACACAACAGCACTTGAAAGACTTGAAAGAAACGACAGAGAAGATCAATATGGTAATGCACCTTTACAACAAAGAGGTGATGTAACAATAGCTGGTTCTTTCAATGAAAGATCATTTGCAGTAACAAACAATAACCAATAGGAGAACAATGCAAATACCTTTTGGAGAATGGCTACCAGATCAACCTGAGTATTTAAATCCAGGTGCGAACACAGCTAACAATGTTTACTTTGCTAGACAATCTTACAAACGATTTCCTTCATTAGTTGCTTATTCATCAAACAACATTGGTGCAAACAGTAGAGGTGCAGGTTCTTTTAGAGATAACTCAAACAATGTATTTAACTTCGTTGCAAACAATACAGATATTTTTCAACTTGATGGTGGTACATTTACTTCAAGAAAATCTAGTCTAACAGGAACTGATACAGACTATTTTACTTTTACACAATTTGGACAATTTGTTGTTGCTAGTAATGGTAAAGATGCACCACAATATTACGAAATGGGTACATCAACTAATTTTGCAAATCTATCTAGTATAGGAACAAGTGGTACAGTTCCTGTATTTAAAGTTTCAGGTGTGGTTAGGGATTTTTTTGTAACAGGAAACCACACAAACAATTCAAATAGAATTCAATGGTCAGGTATTAATGATCTAACAACTTGGCAACCTGGAACTAAACAATCTGACTTACAAGACTTACCTGGTTCAGGTGGACAGATAACTCACATAACTTCTGGTGAGATAGGATATGTGTTTAGACAAAATCAAATTATTCGTATGGACTATGTTGGTGGTGCTACAGTATTTAGATTATCAGTTATATCACCTAATAGAGGTGCAGTATTAGGAAGAACTGTTTGCCAAGATAATCGTAGAGTATTCTTTTATGCAGACGATGGTTTCTATGAATTAAATGGAGATCAGGTAATATCCATTGGTGCAGAAAAAGTAAATAGATTTTTTGATACAGATTTAAACAAAGCATTTAGTGATAGAATATGTGCAGCAGTTGATCCATTTAATCAACTA